ATGTACCGTTGGGACGGTACGCAGTGGGTCGACGTTCAGCGCGTCCTCCAGCAGGCCGACTTCGGCACGGGCATTCGCCCGATGGTCAAGGTCAACACGCTGCCCAGCTCCGGCTACAGCGACGGCGACTTCGTCTGGCTGTCGACGGACGGCAAGCTCTACCGCCGCGTGGGCGGCTCGTGGACGAAGGCGCTCGCGACTGGAGACCTCGTCGGCACCATCGACGGCACGATGATCGTCGACGGCACGCTCGTCGCGCAGAAGCTCGCCGCCAACTCGGTCACCGCCGACAAGGTCGGCGCCAACCAGATCATCACGCAGGCGGCGAACATCACCGACGGCATCATCACCGACGCGAAGATCGGCACGCTGTCCGCCGGCAAGATCACCGCGGGCGACATCCAGTCGGTGAACATCGGTTACGCCGGCGCAATCTTCCACCCGACGTACATCACCAACACGTACGCGGGGCGGTATTTCCGCACAACGGAGTTCGGCACCGTCTCCGCGGACAACTTCACGTTCACGGCGGGCAACGCCTTCACGTTTTCACAACCCACGCCCGTCGCCGCCTACGGCCCGGGCAACGCCTCGTGGCGCATCAACGGCGCGCCGGCGATGTGCCCCGACAGCGGAGGCAACCTGACCGTGCAGATGCAGGGCCGCCTCATTGGTCATCATGGAGACATTTTGATCTACGCAAAAATCAACGGCGGATCGGCGGTGCCGCTCGCCGCAGCATATTCTGAGGCCGGCAACGGAACCACCATGAAGCGCGCTGTCATCGACTCGACGCGTAAACTGACGGGCATCACACCCACGTCCCGCGTCGAGCTTTTCATCGCTCCCGCCAACGGTAATGGCGACGTCGCCGCCGGCGTGACGTGCCGCTACGAATTGGATGTTCTGTTCTTCAACTGGTAACTGCCCATGATCAAGCGCACCTACGGCGACGTGAAAGA